TAAACCAGTTAACTGCGTTGCATAATCTTTACCTAGATCTTCTACAAATTGTGGTGGTAAACTACGTGTTTCTGTTATTGCCATTAAATTACTTCTCCTATTCTCTCTGATACACTAAACATCTCTTTAGCGCCAGTGTTTCCTTGTGATTCCTCTGATATTCTACCACCATTTTCTAAATTTTTCATCATGTTTTCCATAATTTCTGCACCTTTGTTTACGTCTCCACCGCCAGCATTTCTGACAGCGTCGGCTGTAAATACAAACTCATTTACACTTAGTCTTGCTGGTACATCATCAGCTTTTTCTTCTTTACCTATTGGTACAAATCCACCTTCGTTCCTATAATCTTTTTCCATGCCACCAAGATTCATGAGCCCACCTTCTTGAGCCATGACTCTGTCTCTTGGTTTAGATGCTAATCCTCTAAAGTAATCTTCTAACATATCCATGTATTCTTTAGTTCCTCTTTTATTTTTCATGTCAGGAAACACAATTTCAAACTGTTCCATGTAATCTTTTATATCAAATTCAGCCATCATTTTGTTAGGTAAAGGTGGTCCTATTGGTTTTGGACCAAAAGGATTAACTGGTTCTGTTGGGTCGTTTGGTAATGGTTGACCACCTAGTGCAAATCTAGATCTTATTATTCCACCATCTTTAACTCCATAAGTTCTATAAGGTAAGTAAGTTCCTAATCTCTGATCGGGTCCTAAAAAAGAATATGCGTCAGTAATAGCTGCAATTTTTTCTTCGTCACCTTGAGCTGCGTCTAAAGCTTCGTTTAATGATGCTCTCATACTAGCTGGTGTTCCTTCTTCTCCTGTTATAGGATCAATTAATCTCCCACCTCTAGTTCCACTATCAGGTAAAGTATCTTGTTTAGCAGGACCTGCTAAAGCTCCTGCACCAGTAATTAAACTAAACATTTTTAAAGGACTAAATACTTGTTTTCCTGCTTTAGTAGAAAATAAAAGAGGGTTTTTAGAACTAAAAAAATTACCAGGACTAAAACCTTCCATACCACCGGTTTTAAATTTACCACCGCCACCATAATAAAATGCAGCTCCGGCTATTGCAGCTTTACCTATGTCACTGCTTAAAACTTTTTTAGCAGCTTTACCTACGCTTTTAAATATACTACCTAGACCATATGCTTTTCTTCCTGTAGCACTGTCCATAATACCACCAAAAGCTCTTGGTACTCTACCACCTTGATTAAATATATAAGAAGCTCTTGTTACATCTTCTGCTCGGTTTGCATTAGGGTCACCAAATCTGTAGTCAAATGTTTTTTCCTCCACAGCATCTTCTTTACCCATATCTGCACCGCCACCCATCATTGCGTACTGTGGTAAAATATAATCATTTTCTTCGTTTTGACCCATATTAAATCTATTAGGTTGATATGTTTTTATTAAATTTTGTATATTATTTTTAGGATCGTTAATATCTAAATTTTCAAGTCTGTCTATTTGATTATAATAGTCTTGTAATTTATCCGACGTAACTGGAACATTAAACTTGTCTGTTACAAAACCAAATAGACCAGGCATTTTTGGATTTAGATTATAACTAGGAATTTTGTCTCCTTTAGCATATGGACCATCTTTACTATAAAATCCTTTATTAACTAGATCTTTAACGCTTGGAGCAAGACCAATCATTTCTTCCATAGTCATTACATCTACACCAGGAATGCTTGGGTCCATAAAACCTTTTTGTAAATTTTTCTTTTTTTCATTTATTAAATAGTTAATAAATTTTTGTCTTTTATTTCTATTAATTTTATCTTTTGTTTTTTTAAATTTTTGCTTTAGTATTACTAGAGGTTTTTCTTTTGGTGTATTATATTGTTGAATAACCCCATCACCTGCATTACCTGTTCCACTATATGCACCACTTTCAAATTGATCCCTAGTAAGACCACTACCTTCTGATGATGTACCTGCAAGACTAGACTCTGTATAGTTATCGAATTCAGGATACGCAGGTATCCCTTCTTTAGTCATAGTCTCTTGACCACCTAAAGCTTTTAGTTTTTTAACTTCGTTTGGTGTTATGTATGCCAACAGATGTGGTTGGCCTTTAATTTTTTTAGTGCTAGTTATCCCAGCCATGACTACATCCCTCTGTTATAGAGACCCATCAAACCGCCGTTGGCTGCCATTGCAACTTTTTCTCTGACATCAACATCAGCTATTCCGCCACCAGGCATCTGCTCTGCCATGTTAACGTTTTCACTCATACTCATTTCTGGAGCTTGAGATCTAATTCCTGATTGATCTTGTTGCAACTGTTGTATAATTTGTTTCCAGATTCCACTTGCAAAGAATGCATCAAAACTAGCAAACTGAGCCTTTTGTTCTGGTTCCATTTGAGACCATATTTCTGCTGCTACTTGTTTACCTTGAGTATCTTCTTCCATACCCATTCTAATGTCGCCCTTGTTGTATTTAATATTAGGTGCTCCAGCTTCTATTGATTCTCTCATTGAAATTTTTTCTTCCATCATATCTCCTTTTACTTTGTTTTTGCGAACAAATCAAGAGGCGGCATGATAACTGTTACATCTCTTTGCACGTCTTCTTCAGGTATATTTGAAGCTTTTAAAGCTTCTTCAGTCTCATAGACTTCCCCTGTTTTCTTGTTCTTTATTGTTGTTATTATTTTTTCTGGTGTTAATGTTGGTATATCCGTCATTATGTTGTTACCTCTTTCTTAATGTTTAAATAACTAATAGCTACATCAAACGAGTCTGTGGTGCTTGATTGTACTGTAAAAGTTTTACCACCTTCTACTATTAACGGTTGGGTTAATAATTCTGTTGTAACATTTGCTGTTAATGCTGCTGCTTTAATAACTGTAATACTATTATTTGTAACAGTTACAGTAGGTGTACCTGCAGATGTAACTAAAATAGATTTAATAACATATGTTTCACTTACTAAAGGATTGCCTGAACCAAAAGGTGTTAATGCGCTACCGCTTGTGCTATCATCTACACCTACAAATTTATACTGATTTACTACTGCCATTAATCTAAAAAGAAACTTCTAGCTTCTATCTCCTGTTTTAATTCTTCTTGAAATGTAGTGTTAAGTTTTTCTAAAACTGCATCTAAATCTCTAACTAAAGATTGTGCTACATCTTCTTCATACTCACTGCTTGCTCTAGTTAATGTTTGTACTATTTTAGCCACTAAATGCTCCTAGTCCAAAATTAATTGAGTCAGTTTGTTTATTTCTCATTTTTTTTATTTTATTTATATCTTCTTCTCTCATTCTATCAGACCTAAAAGGAAGCATCTGACGCAGATGACGCAGATCCAATTGATATATATCTTCAGGAGCTAAACTTTGTAAGTATTCATTTACAGCTCCTTTATCAGTTTCTAACAATCTATTTATTGTTTCAGCTTTATCTTCAGGGCTATCATAAACATCTGTTTTTAGTAAACCAAATAAATTAGCTGTTAAATCCTCTGCAGTTTCTTTTTCAAAAAAACCTTTTCCAAATTCATTAGTAGCAGCTCCGGCATAAGCAAGTACATCTGCTATTGCTTTTTTTACAGGATCAACACCTCGATCTGATACTGTTCCTCTTTTAAAATTCATACTTGGGGGCACTGTTTTTGTAGTAAAAGATCTAGGATCAAGTATTTTTAAAATACCATCTCTTAATAATGATGTAGAAACACCATGTCTTATGTTAGATAATTTTCCTCCAGATGTTTTTAATACTTCCATAGGATTGTCTGGATTACGTTCACGGTATTTGTTCATTGAATCAAACCCTTGATCGTATATTAAATCAGTATCTATCCCAAACATTTTCATTATCTTCTTCCTCCAGCTTGAATATCTAATCTAAACGTACCTAATTTCCAACTACTATCTACTGCTGTATTAGATATAGTAAGAGCTATTGATCTAGCTCTAGCTCTTGTATCTACTTTTGTTGTAGTAGGAGCTACAGTAAAAGGACCCAGTGATGAGCTAGCTGCTGTTTCATTAGGATAATTTCTAAGATCTAATTGTATAATAGCATTTCCTGATTGAGTAATAAAATCAGGTATAATTCTACTAACTCTCATAATACTTTCACCATCACCTCTAAGATCAGCCATATTAGTTGCGCTTCCTCTTATAATTTTTTGTGTAATATCATAATCACCAGAAGTAATGTTAGAAGGAATAGCTGTTGTTACCCCACCTCTTATCTGATTAACCCCTGTTTCATGTTCATAATAATATGTAATTCCTTCTGTGTTTCCTGTTACATCAAAAGAAGTATCTGTATCTGCATCGTATTGAGTTGCATGAGGTAATCCAAATACAGCAGAATCTTGCCAAGTAGTTCTTGTAAATAAAGGACTATCGTTAGTAAACCATATTGGACGTTTTGCTGTTGAGTCTAGATAACTATACGTTACAGATCTTAAATTTACATTTGAATTTAATGTAGGATAAAACCATATTACTTCACCAAACAAATTATTAATTCCTGCATAAACCATTTGATTAGATGTTGTGTTAAGATCATCATAAACATAGTCTTCAACTAAACAATCCATAGATTCTAGTTTACCAGTGTATCTAAAGAAACCATTATCAGACATCCAATACGCAGCACCATCAACTTCTACGGCTGCGTTTTTACCAATCAATCCACAGTTAGTTCCAACTTGTTCATAAGCAAATGTAAAAGGAGTTCCAACAAATCTCATGGTAAATAAAGATGTATCACTCCAAATGTAAATTGCATTTCTACCAAGTTTAGCTCCTATGATCCGTGATCCAGCAGCCAGTCTCTGTGTACCAGCACTATTGGTTGCTGTAGGTGCATAATCATTAATATTTTCTTGAGATGAAAATCTTATAAACATTTCATCTTGTGTTGTTTTATCACCAATAGTTGTTTCAGTTCCAAAAAATACTAAGTGACGATCGGGTGTAGAGACTAACATATCTCTAGACGCTGTTGGTGCGCCACTAATTATTGTAGCTCTTGTACTTACTGCATTGGCTAAATCTGAATTCCATTCAAAACACTCACCGTTAAATATTAAAGCTATTAAATTACTTCCTAAATTATCTAAAGACCACATACCTGGTTCTGCAACTTTATCCGTGGTCGATGCTGCTTGACCCCATGCTGCATAACTACTCGTATCAGTTACCGTTGCTCCTGTGCTGTGCGAAGCATTTGTGGTTCCTCTAACATTTCTAGTTATTCCAGTAAAACTTGTAGACGTAACTCCTGTGTAAGATATTTCTTCAGTGCCTACTTGTATAAAATTAGTTCCTGAAGATGGAAAGTTAGTTGTGCTTGCTACATTAATTGTAGTTCCACTTCCACCTGTTCCAGCAGAATCAGCATTTAATCCTCCGTTTAATGTTGTAGTTTGAGGACTTGATACAGTTCCACCCCATTGAGAAATACCATAACCAAAAACTCCTACTTGGTCTGGTGGTCCTACATGGTAATATTGAAAATAAGTTATGCCTCCAGAAGTAGTTGCTCCAGCCCCGCCTTCATTACCAGGCATTGTAATAGTAATTTCTGTTCCTGAAGGGACAGAAGTTACCATAAATTTTTTATCACAAAAATCTGCAGAGCCAAAATTAGATCCGGTAATCGAAGTAAAAGTACTAATGTCTCCAAATAAAATAATGTCTCCTGCTAAAAAACCATGAGCTGAAGGAAAAGTAATAGTAACATCTGGTTGACCATTAGTTGTGCTAAATGCATTTGTAATAGCTGTGCCTGATGGATTTTTTAATGGGTGTATATCGTAGTATACTCCTCCAGTATAAGCATATAAAATTCTATTAGTTCCAATTATAGAGTATTTAATACCTTCTTTATTAACCATGTGATGCAATCCTCTGGCTGCACCTGTTAATTTTGTATCTCCTAATTGATTCCAACCACCTATTTTTTCAGGTGTGCCATATCTAAAACGTACGTTTTCACCTTCTGTCCACTGAGACTCAGCTCCGGTAGAGGTAACTTGTTTGTTGAATCCTGGTAAAAACCCTAATTTTTGTAACATATAATATAATCCTTATAAAGGAGACAGCGTGTGTGGTGGATTACTGTCTCCATTATAGGGATATATCATCGTTTAAACCAAGATGGAAGACCTAAATGTGGACGCGTGTCAAACATATTATCTTTAGATCCTGGAGTTTTTTTATTGTTATAATGCAGAAAAACTTGTACGCATTCTTTGCCTTTGAATTTTTCTCTCCAATGTTCTAGCTCACAGCCAGAATAAACCAGCATATCTCCTGGTTTTAAATCTACTTTAATTCCTTTCATACCTTTTTTTCCAGAGGGCTCTAGATATATTGGCCAGTCATCACCACCTAGATTCATAGTAGTTGATATTTCACAACTAAATCTATCTTTGTGTCTTTTTAATATATCACTTTTTTTATAAATTCTTGCATAGGTATAAGCTGGATATAATTTTAATCCTGTTGCTTTTTCCATAATAGGTTGGCATTTAAGCATTAAAGTTTCCATTGCTATATCAGAATAACTAGAATAAGTATGTGGGATCTGTTGATTAACGTTTTCATACTCTCCTAACAATGTTTCATAAGGTGAAATGTATCTTGATTTCATACAAGTATCATAAACTTGTTTTTTTATTAAAAAATAATTGTAAATAAAAGTTGCTAAATCTTTTGATATTGCTTGACGAATAACTGTATACTTTTTCTTTTTAAACATCTTTTGCCATTTCTTTTGGTATTGCTTGAATATTCCAATGTATAAATCTAAAAGGTTCAACACCATAATCTATTGTAAATTCGTGTTCTAGAAATCCTGGAAATATAATTAAAGTTCCCGGTTGTGGTCTAAAGTGAACTAGTTCATTACCATTAAGAATTTCTTTTATATTAGTTTTCATTTTTAATTTGGTAGACCTAGCCCCGGTTCTTGGTTCGTGAAATATTGGATACGATGTTTTGTCACTTGCCTTCAGAAAATAAAATCCAGACACATGTTGGTTCCAATGAATGTGTGCTGAATGATGACCACCGCCTTTTTTAGCAAACTCTTGTACCCACATTTCAGACAACACAGCAGTGTATTGTGTCATGTCAAAACCCTGATGGTCTAAAAATTCCCAAGACTTTTGACCAATGTAGTTTCTAAAATCTAAAAAATCATTGTCATTTGTAAGTGGTGTTGAATGATAACTTCTTCCAAAGTCTCCAAACTTTTTTATATATGCTTTAGATTCTGGCACATTTCTAGCAGCTTTAATATATTTGTCAGACGCTTTAGTTAAAGATTTTATAAAATCTAGTTTTTGTTCAGACCAAATAGGTGTGTTAAAAAAATTATTTATATCCATATTATTTAAAAGGATATCCTAGGTTCCACATCACCAATGAATATCTCGTTCCTTTCGTTACTGGTTTAACTCTATGCCATACAAATGATGGAAATACAATGATAGATCCTTTAGGAAGTATCTCTTTTGCTTGTTTTAAATGTTTAGATTCTTCTCTCATATTCGGATCATAGTTCCTAAAATCAAATTCTAATTCTCCACCTTCATATTCTGAACCATCGGTTAACTGACAAGTCATAGATAGTTTTCGAATTTTACCATGGCTATTAGGATCATCAGGTTTATCATAAACTTTGTTCCAACTATCACAATGCCAATCATAGTACTGGTTCAATTTATACTTGGTAAATTGACAAGCTTCCGATCGATCCCAGTTAAAATTCCAACCTGCATTTTTATTAGCTTGATGAATATAAGGATGTATTTCTTTATAAATCCAAGTATCGTTTAACCAGACTAAATCAGAGTTTCTTTTTTTCTTCATATCTTTAATTTGAAATTTTGTAAGTTTCCCCTCTCCATAACCACCTGTTTTAGCCATGGTTTCTGCTTTTGATAACCCATACTTTATAATGTCATCACAAATTTTTGGAGGTACAGCTGATTTAAAATACCAATAGTAATTAGATATATTCATAAGTTATTGTTTGTACAAAGTTTAATAAATTTTTTTGATTGTTAGTTAGATAATACATATTAGTTGATGGAAACATGATAAACATATTATTTTTAAGTTCTATATCCCAACTTCTTCCTTTACGTCTATTATCTTCATAATGTATTCGAACCATACAGTCTTTAACTTTAACGCCGTAAAGCATAGTAAAGTCTGGAGAGTTACGTAGATCCACAGGATCTATGTTTAATAAAGGAATTGTAGTCTCGCTAGGTTTATAAATATTTCCCCACGTTTCTTTGTTAACTAAAGTAAATCCATATTTAAGATTAACGTAATCTCGCATATATGTATTTAACATATCCCAAGTTTTTGAGAATGGAAATTTTTTAGAATTAAAAGTAGATTGTAAAATATCGTGTGCTAGGTATTCTTGGTCTATCTCAAAACCTTTTGGCATATTAATGTTGCCATAAAATAAACTCTGTTCTGTTAAAACTTTTTTATGCATATTTATCTTGCCATAGTTTTATACTGAAAGAAGGCCACTGACCAAATTCTTTATAATCAGATAAACTTCTTTCAAAATCTAAGGGAGACATTCCTTTTATTATTTTTAATTCTTTGTCCAACATAAGTGTCTCTGTGTTATCCCATAAATTCTTTGCTTTTTTCCAAAAATTATTATTATAAATAGATCCGTTAGAATAGTGGTATAAAATAAACTGTTCTATTTTTTTTACCCAATTATGTATATGAAATTCAGTATATTTTTTATTTTGGTTATCAAAAATATAATTATAATAAAATTGATTTATTTTAATGTAAGACCCCATAGCCGTTGCTTCTAAAGGTTCTAAAAAAAATAATTTATTACCATTTAATAATACTCTATTATCTATTATTGGTTCTTTTGCTACATACTGTTTAAAAGGAAATACATGATTTATTTTTTCTACGCCAAATAATTTTTTAAAATTATATTTAGCTTTTTTTACTGAAGTAATTTTATTATTAAATAAATATCCTATGGATGTTTTTTTAGGTAATGGAATATAAAAACACCATCCGTCCGGTGTAGCTGTTGTTTTTGTCCATAATACGTCATTTTCTTTTTTTGGAAGATCTGCTAAAAGAGCACAATTTAAAGGGTTTGTTAATGTATGATAATTTGTTAAATTTTTAGGAGTGCCTCTGCAATCTATAATATAGTCTGCATCTAAAGTATTATAGTCTTTTATATTTTCATCTCTTTCTTTAAAATCTATTTTTAAATTTTTACAAACAAAATTTTGAAAGTCTTCGGGATTAAAATGTAATCCATATTTTCCTAATGGAAAAGGGTGAAATATTTTTTTATTTTTTTTACTCCAGTTTTCATACATAATTCCTGTTTTTTGAGTTACAGGAAAACCGTTTAAATAACTAGAACCAAAATTTCTAAATAACCAATCTGGAAATTCTAAAGTGGTTCCTTGACCTGTTGGAACAGGTTTTATTTTACTGTCATAAATTAATTCTATTTCAACTTTAGTATTTAAAAATTTTCTAAAATATCCAAAATGCATTGCTGATATACAACCTGCATTTCCTCTACCTAATATAATTATTTTCATACCTATACTTTCATACTTATACTATAGGTAATAAATTTAAATTAAGTTGTCAAGTATTATAAAACAATTTATTTTATAATAGTTTCTAGGTCCCAAGATTGACCAGATTCATTCCACTGATATTGGTATGTATTAATTGGATCTGCAATTTGTTCAGCAGTTAAAGAAGGTTCATCACCAATTGGTGATTTCCAAGAAGCTGATGCAATATGTTTTACCCAAGATGGATATGGTTGTTTAGGCCAAAAAATTTGATTAGCTTCATCCCAAGTCATACCTTTACCTGCATAGTTTCCTCTAAATGCAGTTCCACCATTTTTGTGAATGTTAGACAAAGTATTATAAGATGTTTGAATCCACATTTGAGCAGGCCAGTTATTATGTTTTTCTAAATACTGTTGTCCTACTGATTCATCTTCAACACCATCAGCGTTCAACATGTTTGAATTATTAAGAGTTAGTACTCCGAGTACTTCGTTTGTTTCTGTAATTTTTGCAAAATGCGCCATAATATTATCCTATTGATATTTGTATTTTATTATTACAATACCTGATCCACCAGCTCCACCAGGTAAGCCACCAGTAGGTCCTGACCAACTACCACCGCCACCACCACCACCAGTATTAGCTGTTCCTGAAACTGATGAAGAACCACCTACGGCATAACCACCTCCACCTAAACCTGCACTACCAGAACTAGGTGAAATACATGGATATCTTATACCTCCACCGCCACCACCTGAAAAATATCTACCCGCAGGTCCTGTTTGTCCATAACTTGGAGCAGTAGGACCAACAAAATCATTAACAAAATAAGAACCATCACCACCACTAGCTAAAGAGCCAGTTGTATTTTGACCTGCAGCACTTGCTCCTCCTCCACCACCACCAGCATTTGGTGAAGCTGCGGATCCACCATCTTTTCCTTGAGGAGGAGTTGTAGGTGGAGTGTTTCCTGTACCTCCTGCAAAAGTTCCTGGACCTGAAGAACCTCCACCACCTGATCCACCAGATTTCGGACTAGGTGAGGCATTCCAACCACCACCAGTTCCACCTCCTGCAGATGTTATACTTGAAAAAATTGAATTTTCTCCACCAGCACCCGAATCAGCAGCACCTCCAGCCCCTACTGTAATTGGGTAACCTTGTATATCAACTTCTATACCTGATGAGTTAGCTAAAGGAGATGCTGATATACAACCTAAAGAATTGGCTACTCTAAAACCGCCACCACCAGCGCCACCACCTTGAGGACCTGCACCACCACCACCGGCAACTACAAAGTAATCTACAATTTTATCAGCTGGCGTTGCTGGCATACCTGTAACATCAAAAGTTCCTGGACCTGTAAAAATATGCATTTTGTAATCTCCATTAGTAACAATGGCATTACCACCTGTTGCTTCTATAAAAGGTGTTGGTCCTTTTCCACCAGCACCAAATCCTAAAACTTGATAACCAAAAGATCTACCTTTTTTTGATTTTGTATTTTTGTGTCCTTTACCTTCAACAGTAAGAGGTTGATTTAATTTGTCTCTCATATCTAAATTCCTTATGCGTCGTTAGCCGCGTCAGTAGTAAAGAATAGTTTGATACCTAAGACTCTACATTCACCAGTAAAAGTATCACTACCGTCTGCTGCGTCTCTGTATAATTGAAAGTAAGATTGCTCACCCGCTGCAGGAGATCCCGCAACTGTCATTGCACTACTTTCAGATGAAATTTGTTGATCTTCAACTGTTCCTATAGCTGCGTCTGTAACTTCTATTGCTGTTCCATATGCAACGTCGATAGTATCACCATCGGCACATGCAACACCTTGCAAACCAAAAATAGCATTTCCTGTATTAGTTGTGCTTGGAGACCAATAAACTTGATAAGTTAATGTTCCTTCGTTCCATGACTTAGGCATGGCAATTGTAAATTGTGTGTATTGTTTTGTACTAGCATCAAAATCAAATACTTTTAAATCTGGTCTTGTAGCTGTCGTTTCTACTTGAGCTGAATCTGCAGGGTTAGTAGTTGGTCCGTACATAGCTGCTGCTGGAACCCATATAGTTTCTTTTCCTGCAATTTTAACTGCTGATCCTCCTGAGTTAAGAACTCCTGTTCCTTTAGGATTTATATTAATACCAACGTTAGTTTCACCTGTTGCTGAAATAACCGGTCCAGTAACTCCTGTACCTGCGTTAGCTATAGTAATTTCATTAACTGCTGACCCTGTTGCAGTAAGATTAATTAATTCATTTCCACTAGTATCTAAAATAGATGTTCCAATTTTAGGACTAGTTAAAGTTTTGTTTGTTAAAGTTTCTGTTCCAGCTAATGTTACTGTTCCTCTTGGTAATGTGTAAATGTCTGGATTTGTACCATCATTTGCTGTTGCAAATAAAACAGCATCTCCTTTATCTGTTGCAGAAAAAGTAAAAGTATCTCCAGAACCAGATACATATTTAAATTGTACAGTGTAAGCACCTGATGTTGAATTTCTGATGTAAAACATTTTTTCTACATCTAAAGGAATTGTTACAACTCTAGCTCCAGAAATAGTTCCTGTAAGTTCAATCATTGCATGTTGAGCTGTTCCAGTAGTGTTTCCATCAACGATTGTTAAAGCTGTTGGTGTTCCTGAGTCAGTTACAGCTTGTGAGTTAAAACCACCAGTTAATTGTTCAAATAAAGATAAATTGTTATTAGTTTTTGTTCCCCATGTACCGGCATTTTCGCCAGTTGCCATTAGTTCTATACCGAGATCTGTATAAGATGATGCCATAATTTTGTATTCCTAATTAGTACTTTTTTTTAATTTGTTTTAAACACATTGTCAATAATATATTAATTATTCTCCCTTTACAACAGGAGTATAATTACCACTTTGTGTAGTTGTAACTGAGCTATAATTACCACTTTGTGTAGTTGTAACTGAGCTATAATTACCACTTTGATCACATGTTATTCGTTCATAACCAATAGGTGCTACACCTATTGGTGAAATACTAGCAGTTGCAGAAACTCCTGTTAA